GATGGCTGAGAAAGACCCGAAGTTGAAGGCTGCTGGTGTTTCGGACTACAACAAGCCGAAGCGGACACCGAATCACCCGACGAAGTCATGGATTGTTGTTGCACGTAACGGCGACGGCAAAACGAAGACGATCAGGTTCGGTCAGCAGGGTGTGACGACTGAGGGTTCTAGCCCGAAGTCGGAGCGTGGTAAGGCTCGCCGTAAGTCGTTCCATGCACGTCATAAGTGTTCGACTGCTACCGACATTCTGTCGGCGCGTTACTGGGCGTGCAAGCACCTCTGGTGAAAAGGTTTTTCCAAGTTCTGTTGCTTGTGACGGCTTGGATTGTTGGCGTGTTATCTGCGATTACGTGGGGCACCGCAGAGGTGTTTATCCGGTTCCGTAACGGACGCAGGTAACGATCTTTCTCTATTATTAGGAGCAACCGAAAGGACTCTAAGTGAGTGAAATAGCAGATGCCCCCGTGGTAGACCCCGCCCCCGTAGAAGCGGCAGGTGGACAAGTCGAAGATGTGGGCGGAAACGTCGAAGTACAGGCGGATGCACCAACCCTAAATGTTGACGAGTTTGCCGACCATCATGTGGTCGTCAAAGTTGACGGTGAGGACGTGCGGGTTCCGTTGTCTGAGGCGGTGGCCGGTTACAGCCGTCAAGCGGACTATACCCGTAAGACGCAGGAATTGGCGCAGCAAAAACAGAGCCTCCAGTGGGCAAGTGCTGTGGCACAGGCTTTGGAGAACGATCCTGCAAGGACAATTGATCTTCTTCAAACCCATTATGGTTTGACGAAGGCTCAGGCCCAGCAGGTTGCCGATCAGGCAACCGAGGATGCTGGGGATGCCGAGTGGGACGATCCAGTTGCCGCACGTGTCAAGGAACTTGATAGCCGGATCGCACAGTTTGAACAGGAACGTGCGTACCAGCGTTTGGAGGCTGAGGTTTCTCGGCTGCAAACCACATACGGTGATGATTTCAACCCTCAGGAAGTGGTAGCCAAGGCGTTAGCCGAGGGTTCCGCGAATCTGGAGGCCGTGTACAAGCAGTTGGCTTTTGACCGGCTGATGTCTCGGGTTCAAGCGGCTGAACGTCTGGCGGGTGACCGTACTGCTCAGGAGCAGGCGGTGCTGGATGCGAAGCGTGAGGCCGGGATTGTGTCGGGCGGGGCTTCGGCTGCGGAGCAAGGCTTGGAAGATACGTCACCGATCCGTTCAGTTTCTGACGCTTGGGCTGCTGCGAAGCGGCAGTACGGCGTTACTTGATCCATTAGGAGTAAACCATGGCTGGAAACAGCAACTTTGACGAACTGTTGTCAACAACGATTGCGAACTACCGTGATCAGTTGACCGACAACGTGTTCAATGCACGTCCCCTTACCAACCATCTCATGGAGAACGGTCGCCTTCGCATGGTCGATGGCGGCACCAAGATTGTTGAGCCCCTCATCTACGGTGAGAACAGCACCGTTGGTGTGTACTCGGGCTACGACACGATTGCTCTGACCCCGCAAGAAGGCATTTCGGCGGCCGAGTTTGAGTGGAAGCAGTACGCTGCGTCCATCGCTATCTCGGGCATCGAAGAGGCCAAGAACAACGGTGAGGCTGCAATCATCAACCTTCTGGAAGCCAAGGTCATGCAGGCCGAGGAGTCCATGAAGGAAGGCTTCAACGCCATGTTCTTCGGTGATGGCACCGACACCCTTGGTGCTGGTGGCACCGACTCGGGCAAGACTTGGAACGGTCTGGGCAACCTGATTGATGCGACCGCTGTTGCGGGCGGCATCGATCCGGCCGGTTCAGGCAACGGGTTCTGGGCTTCGTACGAAGAGGGCACCGCTGGTGCGCTGACCACTGCGGACATGACCACCGCTTACAACACCTGCTCGGTTGGCAATGACCATCCGGACATGATCCTGACCACTCAGACTCTGTTTGAGAAGTACGAGTCGCTGCTTACGCCGCAACTCCGCTACACGGACACCGACAAGGCGAACCTCGGGTTCCAGAACCTGTTGTTCAAGTCGGCTCCGGTGGTGTACGACGTGGATGCTCCTTCGGGCAACATGTTCTTCATCAACAGCAAGTACCTGACCCTCGTCGGCCACTCGGGCAAGTGGTTCTCGCAGACGGAGTTCGTCCGTCCTGAGAACATGGATGCCCGTTATGCGCTGATCTTCTGCTACGGCAACCTCACGGTTCGTAACCGTAGCCGTCAGGGCAAGTTGACCGGCCGCACAGCCTGATCAACCATGTGATGCTGGTGGCGGGGGGCTTCGGCTCCCCGCCGCTCGCATATCTGGGTAACGATTCAGCCTATTAGTGATGACTCCTAATGCTGTTCCTGCCCACTCCCTGTACGGGGAGCCCGCTTTGCGGGATGCCCGGCCTGCTGCTCAGGCTAAGGGTTCTTCTCCTGCCCCTCCGGGTGGGATGCCATACACGGGTCATACCCGTTGTATGGCGAATGATGCGACGTGTCAGGGCCATAGGGCTAAGGGCACGGATTATTGCATGGGTCATTTGAGGCAGATTGCCCGCGATGTGAAGGAGCGTGAGAATGAATCTGGCTGAAATCCGCTCCAAGGTTCGTGAGATTGTTGACATGGATACCGACGATGTGTCGGATGCTTTGCTCAACATGTACATCAAAGATGGTTATGACCGGATGATTTCTTTGGAACGGCGTTGGCCGTTCTTGGAGAAGTCGTACACGTTGTCTACTGTGAATGGGCAGAAGGGTTACACGATTTCCGCTATTGGTTCTGGCGATGTTCGTGAGATCACTTCTGTTGTGGAAGGGTCCATTGGCGGTATCCGGTTGACGTTGGTTGACCATGCGGATGCTGAGGCGTTCTGGTTGGGCACTCAGGACACTGTTGGCCGTCCGATGCATTTCTCGGTGTGGGAACAGAAACTGTACATCTGGCCTACTCCTGATGCTGCGTACACGTTGGCGTTGCGGGGTTTCCGCAAGCCAACGGATTGGACTGCGAACGATGCAACTCAGGTTGATGCTGATGATCGTTTGCATCAGTCGTTGGTGTATTACGCGGTTGCCCAGTTGTACCAGTTGCAGGAAGATGTCCAGTTGGCTCGGTTCTATCGGGATTCGTTTGATGAGGCTGTCCGGTTGGCTGCTTCGGATATTTTGCGGGTGTCGTCGCATCGTCCTTTGGTGTACTCGGGTGGACGGTTCCATGAGTCGTCTAATGGCTGGCAGTCCCCGGTGTACTTCTGATGGCACGGCTGGAAACGGTTCAGGTTCAGGATTTCACTGGTGGTTTGAATTATCGTGCTGATGCTTTCCAGTTGGCTGATAATGAGTCACCTGATTTGTTGAATGTTGATATCGATCCGCGTGGCGGGTTTTCGCAGCGGAACGGTGTCAGGGATTACAACACGTCGGCTATTGGGTCGATTGTTTCCGGGTCGTTTGATCCTCATCGGGTGTTCGCTTGGGATGGTAATAGCCGCCAGTTGTTTGTTGCTGCGAACAACAAGGTGTTTTGGACTAAGACTGACACGTTCGCTGATTTGGGTGTGACAACGGACGCTGTTGATGGTGCCGAGTTTGGTGCGTGGTCTAATTCTGGTACTTCATATATTTATGGGTGTGCGGGTGAGTCGAACAATGCGTTCCGTTGGGATGGTATTGGTGCGTCGCCAACGGCGACGTTGTTGACTGCTTCGGGTATTGGGGCGACGGATTGGCAGGACGATTATGTGGGTGCGTCTGGTTCTCATTGTCCTCGTTCTGAGCATTTGACGGTTCATGCGGATCGTTTGTGGGTTGCTCATACGTATGACGGGAACGGGGCGGGTTCGGTTGTGCCGTACCCGGACCGTGTCCGGTTTTCTCATCCGGGTAATCCTGAGTGTTGGCGTGAGTTGGATTACATCGATGTTGTTGGCGGTGGCCGTGGCATCAAAGCGATTGTGTCGTTTGGTGACCAGTTGTTGGTGTTCAAACCTCGGGCCATTTTTGCGATCCTTGGTTTTGATGAGACGACGTTTCAGTTGGTGCAGTTGACGAATCAGATTGGTGTGCCGTCGGCTAAGGCTGTGGCTGCGACCGAGTCTGCTGTGTTCATGTTCTCTTGGCCTGATGGTTTGTTTGCGTTTGATGGTTCACGTTTTATTGACTTGTTCCAGAAGATGCGTCCGATCATTCAGATCGGGGAGATGAATGATGAGTCTTTGGATGGCATCTATGTTTCGTGGGTTGATCGTAAGGTGATGTTGTCGTTGCCGGTCGGTGTCGATCCGGCAACGGGGGAAGATTTTGATGAGCCGCTAGTGACGTTTGATTCTGTGGATGTGAAGTTCAACGGTTCGATTCAGGCTTCTGTGCCTACGTCGACGTTTGTGTGGGATCAGACAGTTGGCGAGGGTGGTGCGTGGTCGCGGTACACGTTGGCTGATGGGTACGGTTTTGCTGGGGGCACGGAGTTTGTTGATGATTCTGGTCGCCGGTTGCCGATGGTGTTGCATCCTACGCAGCCGTTTGCGTTGCAGATCGATGTGCCTGAAACCGCTGATGATCTGATCGCTGGCACCACACAAAACTTTGAATCGTATTATGTGACGAAGTGGCAGGATGCAGGTCAGACGACCGCCAAAAAGTTTTGGCGGCGACCCGAGTTCGTGGTCCGCCAGTTGGGTGAGGACACAACGATTGATGTGTCCACGTTCCATAACTGGGATCGTTCCACTTCTCAACGTGATTTCCAGTTGACGTTCACTGGAACGTCTTTTGCTGGTGGCTATGAGTCGTGGGTGCAACCTGATCTGGGTTCTGATCTGGTGAAGGGAACGAATTTGGGGTTGGCTAATGCTGTCCAGTTGAAGGTGTCTGGTGTTGGGGGTCAGGCGTGGGGTGTGAACGGCATCGCATTCAAGTTCAACCCGCGTAGGAGCAGGTTGTAATGGCTGATCAAAGGTTCACTCCTCCCGGTTTGGG